AGATGCTTCTTCCTATCATCGGGCAAGAACCACCCCTTTGACTCTATGAATATACCATTAGGTAATCTAAAGTCTGGTTTGTAAGTATGATTAGTTGCTGGAATTGTATATCCGAATTCATGCTTCTCATACTCACCATCAATACCTTGTAGTTTAAGTTGTTCATCTATACGAGTCTCCAAACCACTTTTATGACCCTTCATTTTTTGAATGTGGGACCAATTTCCTTTTGCCATAACTTTTTAGTCTATATCAAATTTAACGTTGATTGTCACGTCAACGTCTCTTCTCTTTTTCAACGGTGAACCTAACTTAGCTATTGCTAATAAGTTACCAGTATCATTATATAACCCAACTTGGGTAATGTATGGTCTAAAGTCTGACCCAGTAACCAGTGGTATTAACCTATTGTCATCAGCAGTTCCACCAACTCGTAGTGAAGTATTGGATGATACATTAAATTCATTTCGATTTATTTCACAAAGAACCGATACTTCTTCTACTTGCTTGGTAGCTCGGTAGTTGAGTTCATAATCTCTATCAGTATAATCCCAGTTACCATCACCTAAAAATATGTTTTGATATCTTGGACGTGGGTCAGTAGTTATAATCATACCTTGTTTATAAAATACATACCCAACTTCCTTACGTTGTAATGCAGAACCACTTGATGAATTATCTGCTAAGGAAGAGATTTCATTGGATGTTAACGATGTTCGGTGAACTCTGAATTGCCCAATTGAACCACTAAAATTACCTTCAGTATTTTCTACGTTACGACTTCCAATTAAAAGGTCTCTATCATTATTAACTAACCCTCTAAACAAATATGAGGATGATACCTCTGATTCACCATCTACATATAAGGATACCTCACTACCACTTTTATTTATAACATAATGATGAAACTCGCCATCATTGTATGCGGTTGAAGAAGATATGTTTATTGTAGATTTACCATCGGATGCTCTTAAAAACAACTGACCGGCTAATGATGGGTGTTCTTCTGAATAGAACGATAGGTCGAATGGGTATTGACCACCACCCTCACTTTTAACTTGTTCTAACCCAGCGTCATCAATATATGTATGTGCGTTTCTTTTTTGAACTAAACTATATACGTTACGACCACTAATACCTTGTTCGGGAATACTTGCCCAAAAGGATACAGCCCACTCATCATTTTTATTTAATACATCAAAGTTTGAATTGTGTCTAACTCTAATACTCTGAGTTTGGTTAGTTAGATTTACAACCTTACCAATGTTTGCATTACTGTCACCAAATGTGTAGATATCGTTAATCAGTCTATTGTCGTATGACGAGTAATCTTTAAATACACCATCAAGTGATAAATTTAATATGGTGTTAGAAGATTTTATAAATGTGGATGAGGTTAACTCATTAAGTACTAATAACCCATATTCATCTGATACCTTAGTGTCGTGTATATTGATTGTAGAATCTGGATAATCAGAGTTGTCTGATATCGTAACTGACTTAGGTTTTATACCATTACCAAATTTGTTTTGTGGTATGGATACTACTGAAGCAGTATCGTAAAGTCTGATATCATTTCTATGTTTAAAGAATGTTGAGTTTACTGAGTTCCAAACAACTTTTTGTGGAATAGAATTCAACTCATCAGTTACACCACCTGATGATGTAAGGAACGTATCCACTCCAATTGCACCATCAACCGACGTTGACATCTCCATTAAGATACCATTATCTGAAATACCCCTAAGTACAGAAATCTCAAACGATGATGAATGGTTTACGTTAGTAACCTCATACCGTTTGTGTGCCTTAAATGGTCTTCTCTGAATACCACCATTGAATATTTTTTTTAATGCTATCCCCATGAGTTGCCATCGTTAAAAGTCTAACTTAACCTTAATTAAAATCTCATTAGAAAATGATTTCAATAGGGGTTTAGACAACTTAGCTATTGCTAAAAGTTCATTGTCATTATTATACAACCCAACTGATGTAATGTATGACTTGGGGTCACCTACAAAAGTTTGTTGTCTTAATTTACCATTTGAACCTGTAACATACGATGGGTTGTTTGAGTAATTATATTCACCATTTTTAGCTCTAACAAAGAAGAATGTAGATTTTACTTCTTCTTCACTTCTAGCTTGGAATCCGTTATCGGAATCCTCAACAGCAGCACCACTAATTGCAGTAAATAATTTATTATGATTTTGTGCATCCGTATCACTTGTTCTAATAGTTCCCAACGAAGCAGATGCGTCAAGTGCGGCTGCAGATAATACAATTACACCAAATTGTGGATATACTTCACCAAATACTTCATCTTCAGTAAGTATACCATCAGTTAGTGAACCTGATACAACGTTGTATTTGTTTTTGTTTGAATTACCTAATTGGTTTGTATCGCCACTATTATCAATTAACCTAAGTGTTTCACCACTTGAACCTGACAATACTAACTCCCAATTTCCAGGGTCTAACTTATCTTTGATTCGAGCTCGGTTGATTGTAATAATATATACATCATCCTGAGTTACATCATTAAAAGTAAATGTAGTTTGGTTTGATGGTAACAACACTTGTTGAAATTGTGAATACATTGCGTTCGATGGTGAGTCTTCATTAGACCCGTCATTTGAAGAACCACTACCTGCGTAGTGACCATATGCGACTGAGAACTGAGACTCATTTGTTGTTACGGTCGGGTCACCATTATAGATTTCATGGTAGTATTGTTTTTGTGTATCGGATTGATATGAAGATGTAAAGAAAGTTGTTAACTCTCCGACTTTACCACTCCATAAACCACGAGTAATTCTTTGAGTATTACCTTCTACTACATCCTCAACAGTAAATGCGGTAAATACTTTACCACTTCCATAATCGTAAGCGCCTGCTGGAATAACTGGTGTTGTGTTTTGTTCAACATCAATAGCCTGTATTTGTGCTAGTGATTCTGCCTGAACGGGTGCTATAAAACCTCTTTGGATTCCACCTGCACCAGAACCACCGCCTGCGCCAGAACCACCGCCTGCGCCAGAACCGCCGCCCGAGCCTCCATTATTTCCTATTCCCTGTACTGCCATTTTTGTATTCCTTTAATTATTATGCTTGTTGATTATTAACAATAACTTGTGTTTGTGCGTCGGTAACTGGATTTACAGTTATGTCAATCTCAGTTCTACCGCCAGTCTCATTACCAATGATAACAATACGAGTTGATATTGCCGTATCGTTTGGTAGGTTAGCTACCGATTGGAATGTAAATTGGTTTTTACCAACAACAGTTTGTGATTGATTTGTATTGTATGTACCAACATTTATTATTGGGGTTATGTTTCCAGGAACACCACTATTACCGCTGATATTACCGGCATCTTTGTTAAGTAGTATTGCGGTATATCCTAAACTCTCATTTCCACCATTTTTGGTAGTTACAGATATAATGGTATTATTAACACCCTCATCTAATGTAAATGATGGTGGTGATACTGATATAAATGGTAACCTTGCAGTTGTTTTAGGTAATGAAAGTAGTTTATATTTCATTGCGTAGTTTTCATCGGTGATTGCCTCTATTACAGGCATATTCTCAATGATAATACCATAATAGTCAGAACCGAGTGAGTGTGCTGGATTCCATAGTTCGTAATCTACCTCATCATCTGCTAATGCAAATTGAGTGATTTGGAACTTGTCACGTCCCTCTGCTAATAACTCTCTACCCTTTTTGGTAAGTATAGCGTCTACTGTTACTGATGAATTGTCTAAAAATCCCATGATGCGTTTTCCTTTTATTTGTATATAAATATGGTTTTTTATTTATTTAACGACGAAATCGTTTTAATATACGATTTAGTATTCCGTTTTCTCTATTTTTTCTAATCCTTGGTTTAGGTTTGGATTGTTTTATTACAAATGGTAATGGCTTTAATGTTTGCCGTTCCATGTCTTGTGATGGTAGTGGTCTACGTAAAGACTCACTACGTTTTTTTACTGAAATTAATTCAGATGAAGGCATTACACTAACGAGGTTTGGTTTGGTTTTTTGTTCATTTGTTAAGACGTCGCCAGTTTGTCCTGAGAACACTAACACATTCGGGTCAACTTTTGTTATCTCAACAACGGGCCCACCATCGGGTGTATCTTCAGAATCGGTAGTTAGTGAGTCACTCGTGATACGACACCCATTGTAATATAAGTTTTCAAGGGAAAGTGGTAGTCGTGTATCTTGAACTTCCGTATAATGAAATGAGGTTGAGTTTGGTGTAAGAGTTACAGCATCTTCTGCCGTTGCAAAAAAGTATTTAGGTTCTAAATATATTTTAGATTCACGTGCGTTTAGTATAGTAGACCCAGTTGGGGAGTATTCCCAATACCCATTTGATTGATTTATGTATGTACTACCACTTAAAGTAGCTATATCAAATTTATATTTAGCCGAGGTATAATCATATAAATCTACTACACCATCAGGACGTGACGACCCACTACTTAGACCATAGTCATTTCTACTTGCTGTAATTATATCACCACCTGCTGATATAGTACCTTGGTAATAATGTTGTGATATAGTAATGTCACGTTCACGTTGAAATTTGTTTCTTTCAAATACGTGTGGTTCTATTAATATACCTTTACGCCAGTCTACACGTGCTGGAATAAGTTGTTTGATTTGGTCAAACACCGACATATCATACCTTGATAACATATCCATGATTAAATCCAATGCAGTACCACTTGTGTATTTTTGGAAATAATTCTTTGCTCTATACTTTAATAATGGGTAATCCTCATTATATCTCTTATCAGGGTCACCCACCCAATCATCTGCTTCGAAGTAACCTTCTGAGTTGTAGATATCTGAATTTACAGTATCCGTTGTTGAGAAGTATGTACCCAATAGATTTGAGTCTACTGGAGCGTAATCAAATTGAGATAACTCATTTGACTTTTCAGAACTCAAAGGGCCATTTAGAGACGATGACTCAATACGAACTTTATTGTTCATTAAGTTAAGTGCACCTACCGATGGGATTGTTACAAATTGTGTATCAACCTCTCCGACTAAATCCAATGGTTTCATGTTGATTAAAGATGCAGACAATACCAATCCACTATCAGAAGAAGTGAACCGTTGATTAGGATGTATCGAGCTTATAGAACCACTATTTGTTTTAAATCCACTATCTGGAAATATACGATACATTAACTTATCAAACGAGGTGTCGATATCTAAGTCAGTTGTATTATCATCACTAAAATATGCTTCTCTATTCTTAGCGTGTTCAGTTATGATTTCATTTGAGATAGTATCTCTGAAGTATCTAATTTCTTGAATACTTGCGGTCTCATATGAGTTTATATTTGAATCCGTTGTAGGACCAGGTACTTGAACAGTACCCTCTGAAGTCCACACACTATTGAATGTTGAATTACCACCACTTAACGTTGCTGTTGGATTCGCAAGTAAATCACCCCAATCGTCAACCCATGCTGCGTTGATATCAATTGAACTTGAATTTAAAGATACTGCTACTTCCCTACGTTGTTTGTAAGAAACATATGATGAAGATATAATATCAGTACTATTTACCTTTAGTCTAATTCTTGCGGTCTCGTTTAAATAATCCCAAAATAAATCTACGTTATCACTACCATCACTTAATCGTAAGATGTGGTAATTACCTTTTGGCATTTTACCAATTACCTCGATTGAGTCTGGTCTATCCGATTGGATATCATCCCATGGGTTTGAGATATACTTTGATGGAGATGCTTGTAGTTTATATACAAATCGTTCTTGCTCATAAGTATTTTTACGAGTTGATACCGCGGGACCACCCCACTCACGAATTTGTAAGAAGGCTTGTGGTATTCCGTAAGTAGACAATAATGCCTTAATAGAACGTGCACTACCCTTTGTTTTATACAACATTGGAATTGTATTTACAATACGTCTCCAAATCTCGTGACTTATTTGTTCACTTGGTTTAGATTCTAATAACCCAGTTTGTAATTTTGTACCATCGGATTCAACTCCCAATGCGTATTTCCATAATGATACATCAGAATATCCGTTTGATAACTTCCAACCAAGAGATTCTGCTACTGACGTTAATATCTCATCAGGCATACCATCATTAAAGTGCTCTTCTCTTTCGTTTACAGTGGTTAGTGCATTTATATATGACCATTGGATATCGAAGTGTTGCCCTATCATGTCTACAAATGTGATATACTCGGTGTTACGAGGGTCACTTTGTAAGTGTATTGGAATCATATTACGCAGTCGTGCGTCGTTGAACTCATCGTATAATGAAGCAATTGCGTATGTGTTGTTATACCATGAAACTGCATCATCAGACGTACTTGATTTTAGTACGTGTGGAAATGTAGATTGTTTAGGATATGGGTCTATAAGATTAACGGAAGACGACCAGTGGGTGTAATTACTTGTTGTTGTTGAATAATATAGATGGTTTTCAAAATCGTCAAATCCACCAATCAACGTGTCTCTACGTACCATCGATTGTGATATATTGGTCAACGCATCAGAGCCACTTACGGATTCTAATAAGTTAATACGAGTGTCAAACTTTTCTATTTGTTGTATTTTGTATCTAAAATTGTCAACACGTTCGGTTGCTGACGAGAAGTGAATGAAATTACTAAAGTCAGAATGGTCGATGTTTAATTTAACACTACCCAATGAACCACTAAAATATTTGTCAATTAATTGTTGTGATGTGGTTGCGTTGGTGTCTAATAGAGATTCCCAATTCTGCCAATCAGTACCATCTGCACTTTTCATGTCAGACATATCTAACTCAAAATTTGGTATTGAGAAATCAGGTCTGTCAATGTTTTCTATACCTGGGAATATGATTATCTTTTCTACCCAACTTTCTTTTACACGAACATCAACATCTACACGTTGACCCTCTAAAAAAGATTCAGGTAGAGGTTGTGTTAACTTAACAACCATTTGTGATATATCAATGTCTCTAAGTTGTGTATTACCAGGTTGGTTAAATGGAGTAAAAGTTTTCTTTTTAAAATCAGTGTTGTACTTTTTGTAAGTTACAAATAATTTATTAACATTTGCATTGGTTTTTTGACCTGCTGTAACTGACGTTACATTTCGAGTTTCGCTTCGTATTGGCAGATTACTATCGCCATTGTTAACATCAAAGGTACGTGCACCATTCCATTTAAGTTGATTGTTGTCATCATAGTATAATGAGAATCTTCTCCACCGGCCGGTCATTCTTCCGAAAGATTGGGTTTGAGTAGGGGTTTCACCAACTGCTGGTGTGTATACTTCTACAAACTCTCTGAAGCTTCCAAGGGTTTCGGACACCTTATCAATTGGAATATATGTAGTTGATATGTTATTATACCTACCACCCTGATTGGGATATGATAGGTTTACCTCTTCGAATCCAATACGACTAGCGTCAAAATACATTGAGGATATATCAATTAAATCATTATTATTTAAGTTTAATACGAAATCAGGTCTATTGTTTACAAAAGCGGAAGTAGCACCAATACTACTACGATTAATTTGATTACCATTGGGTAATTCACCAAGATATATCCCCCTAAGTTGATTAAGAGGTTGGCCCGTCGTTCTAAGTCTAATTTCAGTTCTATCTGAACTAATGCCAGTTATACTTACGTTTTCAGCGGTTGTTTTATGTAAAAAGTTATATACAATACTATACGCACCTTGTTCATATCCAAGATTACGTATATCCTCTTCAGGTTTTAATTTTATTAACGGATATTGGCTACGTGGTTGTGTGTATGGTATTGTATTAAGATATGAAGACTTTAATAAATTCTCACCAGAATACACGTGACGTTCCATGTTACTGACTAATGTCTGAGCGCCATAGTATTCAGATAACGAACCATCCAAGTCATCAGTAGTAAGTGATTTATTTTGACTTGTAACACCATCGTTGAATGTGATACCATACGTTGGGGTATAACCATTAACCTCATCTATATTTTTAAATCTATCTAATGACATATAGTATATTCCTAATTTATACAGATATTCTTGATTACCAAATTCATTTTTATCTTGTCTCTAAAATTTGAGCAAAGCTAAATACTGAGAAGACATCACGTGGTTCTGTAATGTCTACTTCGTTTATAAACTCATCGGAAAATTCAGTATCAGTAAATTGGTCGTAATCAGGTGAGTTTGGTTGTCTACCATTATTAAATTGAGTTCGGATTCCATATGGTGATGTTGTTTGTTTTAACGCTTTACTATGACCATTACCATCAACATTGTCTAAATCAACCTCACCATATGTTTGGGAGTCTACTCCCGAGTCGAATGCGCCAATAATCTCATACGAAATTATCTGACCCCTACCATTACGTTTTACTTCACGTTTACTCATTATCTAACTACCTTAAAATAGAAATTATCATCAAAATATTTAGTAGTTCCGTTTTGGTCAATTCTAAATACAAACTTATAGAATCTTTCAGGTTGCAATCCATTAAACCAAAAGTTAAAATAGTTACCCTCAGAGTCACACCCTACCTTAGTATAAGTAGTGTCGAACGGAATAATTACTTGCTCCGTATCTGCGTCAACTACCGAGTAATATGAGGTAGTTGGTAAGTATTTAACTAATGTGTAGTTTGATGTTGATGAGAATGTTCTTGCTGGGAATCTCTCTCTACCATATACTCTAATCTTACCCTTAGACGATTCTTTATATTCAGTTCCAAGATTTTTTACATATACAATCATATCATCAGAGTCAAGTGCGTCTAACGAACCAGTTACAAATGTGGTGTCGTCCCAACGAACCTCAAGTACTGGTGGGTAGATTGTGTTGGTGTCTGAGGAGAAGAACTTGATTGAACCAAACTTAGTAGTTGATTGTTCATCTACCTTAGACTTCTTAATAATGAATCCGTTATTTACACGTGTACCATCTAACCACTCAGATACATAATCAGTAACTTCTACGTTGAGGTCGTTAGTGTATTTTGTGAATGATTGGTAATAGTGATTCTTAGAACCAAATGATGCGGTGTACCAAGTACCACCACCTGTATTTGCTATCCAATGTGCGTCGTACTTAAAGTCGGTAAATGCGGACCCGGTAGATATATCAAATGATTGTACTTTTACATTGTCAATAGAACCACTAAAGTCACCACTACCACTACCAAAGAATGTCCATCTTAAATTATAGTTACCACTTTGCTCTGGCTTGAAATACAACGTTACATCTTGTGATGATGTGATAGTTGATACGTATGTACCTTGTAGATATTGCGATGAATCTATTATTCTACCATCTGGTTCTTGAATATCAAATGTAATACCTAACTCAGTTAAACCATCAGCATATGTACTTGGAAAAGTACCGGGGTCTATATTAAAACTTGCAGTATAATTAGCACCATCTTGTAATGTTATCTTACGATTAAGGGTTGCTCCACCAAAGTTAGAACCCGACATTATTAATTTAAAGTCGTTTACGATAGTACTTTGTGCTGAGTTACTTTCGTTTAATATCACATCATTGATTACATATGTAGATGGTATATCACCATTGATGTTGAATTGGTCCAAGATTACAACCGACTCCTCTACTACACTATAAATGTAGAAGTTGTCCAATGAACCATTAGAACCATCTACACCATTGTCGTCAAAGAATGTAAATTGTACTTTGTGTACATCACTACCATCAACTTCAGCAGAACCGGTGAATGACATTAGATATGACTTATTACCTTCCAATGTATCAAAGTAACCAGTAACCTCAGAGTCATCATAGTATGAACCATCAGGCTTGTATACTCTGAAATCAATACCCGATAGTGATAACTGATTTGCTTCAAATGATAATGTATATAACTCACCCTCATCTAATGATGCAGATAGATTTGCAGTACCACCTCCATAGTTAGATGCGGATAGGATTAGTAACCCACCACTTACAACTAAAGATGGTGAATCACCTTCAGTACCTTTAATCGGTTCAACTAATTCAAATCCACCGGCATTTGCGGCAAAGTTGTAGTATGCTTCAAGAGATGGTATGTTACTTGGGTCAACTGGCTTACCAACGGTGGAATTTAATGTATCCCACGTTTCTGATAAACTTCTACTTACCCAACTAACGTGTGTTGTGTTATGTGGTGTGTCAGCTTCAGACCCAATACCTTCCGTAAACCCTTGATACAACGGATATACAAATAAATCATAATCAGATTGAATCTCACGATTTTCTATGTTCTCCAATCTCAATCTATATTGTGGTGATGTAATGTCACCACTAACAATTGAAGATGAAATTGAGTTAAGGTCGAATTCGAGAAGAACTCTACTATTACCTAACAACGTAGTGTTGTTGGTGTCATAGAACTTACCGATTTCAAGAATTTCATCTTTACCCGTGTTTTGTTCCTTACGATGAGTATCTTCGTATAAGGTTGCGTCTTTTTTTGGATATATTCTATAAATCATGGTCTACCTTTTAAAATAATGATACAACTCTACCTATGATATCAACATCAGGATATTTTACTTCAAAACAAGTTGGGTCTTTTGGTGGATATACAATACCATCACGAGTTGCGCTTTGGATATTGTATTTATTTGTTGAATAACTACCATCGTGTTTGTTTACAATTTGAAGGCCGCCTCTGTCTTCTTTATCAGGCCTAACTACCGATTGTACACCATCCACACCATCTAACAATACGTAAACATCCGTAAGATTAATTGGTTTATTTATACCCATTCTATCTATATTAAAAAATTCTTTTAATTCATTAATACACATTAAAAGTACTTCATTTGAATTGTAGTTTGGTAAAACAATAATTTCAAAGTTGATACCGATATTTACAATGTATGCGTTTTTAATATTTACGGCATCGGTCAGAATTCGGTAATACGAAATATAATTTTGTAAATTTTGTTTGGTTGCGGAATTTAGTTGTGTTAATTTCTTATTAGAGTCGTACCCTAATGTATAGAAGTTAATAGCCAGTGGGTTTGGTATTGGGTCCGGTCCATCATCTAATAAGGTGTTGATTTGAAAATCAGGAGTAGCGTATGCTTTTGCTACCGAACCAAATTGTGGTGGTAATGCGTATGCTCTTAATAAATAATCCTCTTTAGTAACCGCCCTATTCTGCGCTCTAAAGTAAGCAATTGCATTATTACGAACCTCATCTATTTCTTCTTCAAACGCAGCACCCGTTGCGGACACCTCGTTCGTTACCGCGATTGAGTTTTTAACTACATTAAATGTATCTTCTACTAATTGTGATGAATCACTTTCAATTACACGTTCGACTATCGTTGTTAGGTCAGCAGATGGTACATTGTCGGTAACACCAGTACCCACTCGATATGTTACCGTTAATGTGGTATTTGATGGTGCGACTCCGTATGTTTTAGCGTACATAAAGTTTGATGGGTCGATACCTTGGTCAAGGTCTCCGCTTGCGGGATATAATGCCGACCCAACGTTGTCTGGATTTGGGAGTATCTCTTCGTCTGAATTTGAAGAAACCCCTGCTCCAAATTGAATGTCAATTTCACCTTCGTCATTTACACGAGTGGTATATCGTTTTGGTACTTTTTTTAATTTAAGCAATGCGGGTGTTTCATTTGCAAATGCAGACATTGCTAATGAGTAGTCGGTTGTATTTGGTAGTTCCTCGAATACAGTATCTTGTGCTAGATACTCAACCTTAGTCCATTCATCACCATCATCGTCGATAATTTTAATTATATCGATAAGACCGTCGGCTTTAATTTTAATTTTATCATAGGGTTTTGGTGATGTAAAATCAAACTCAGATGATTCATCCTTACCACTTACAGCTCTTACATATTTCTTTAACAAATAATAAACAGGCTCATTTGTAGTTTCATCAATTTGATATACTGAAACTTCAGTGGGGTCAAATGATGATGAGTACCCAAACCTTACTTTATTTATAGTACTAAACTCTACATCTGAATTTTCGGTAGAACTTACTATCATGCCTTCTTTTAAAGTGAGTGCGTAATCAAAATTTGGTTTAACATTGTCACCACTACCCATTGAAGGAATTATCTGATAAACTGTTAGGTTGGTGGTAGCAGGTACATTTAACTTTGGTTTATATCCAAACGATTGTGCAATCGTAAATACATTTGATTTTTCTTGAGCTTCTTCTAAAACCGATTCTCTCAATTGAACATCAGTATAGTATGACAATACATCACCAACATACGATGCCATTTCCATAAACATCATACCCGGAGATGACTCATTAAAGTCATTGTAGGTATTTGGGAAATAGTTTTTAGTAAAGTCTATGAGGTTCTTACGAATATCACCAAAATCTCTACCTACTAAGTTTACATCTTTTTTTATTTTATCACTCATGTCTTATCCTTAAACAATAGATATATCACCTTGTTCTGAAACAAGAACTGTTATATTTGTATTATCACCATTTTCCGTAACCCTTACTACAAGGTTTATGTTTACTCTATTATAATCATCTTCAGTATTCACTACTACACTATCCACAACTATGTATGGTAACCAAAATTCAATATCAGCTCGAAGTGAATCTTCCAAATCGGATGATAGTGATGTTGTCATTTGTTCGAATAATAACGAAAATACATCAGACCCAAATAATGGTTGAAGTGGGCGTTCACCCTTTCTCGTTAGAATTAGGTTTTTAAGATTAGATATACCTTGTTCTTCAGTAGTGTAAGAAGACTTAAATAATGGTGTACCACCTAATGGTAACATAACACCAATTGCCTTGTTCTTTACAAGGTCAAGTGGATTAATCTTAAATTCCCTACGAGTTGCCATTAACTACCCTTTTTCTTTTGAATATGTTTCATCAAACCTGAGTAGTCACGTGTTAGTGCGTCAACTACCGCTTTACCTGCATCCGTTTGTTGTAGTTGGTCCGTTGAGACTGTTCTACCATCTGCGTTTTGTAACACTTGAGGTTGTTGACCCATACCACCACCAAACGATTGTGCTTGTGATGATTGGAACATACCACTACCAACACCATTAGAATTTATACTTCTCCACTCACCACTCTCTGCGGTTTCGTTTAACATATCGTTCAACGTTGAGTTACTTGTATATGATTTCTCTTGTTGTGGTTTAGGTTGTCTTACGTTCTCTTTAAATATATGACCAACATCAAGTGGGTCTTTCTCCACAACTTGTGGTTGGGATTTTTTAATTTCATTCATAAGAGATTTACGAAGTGCCTTCTTTTCTTTGGCGACTTCCTTCCTAACCTCTTCCTTAATAATAAGTTGAATTGCTTTAATTAATTTCTTTGTGTCCATAGTAATAAATATATTGTATCTATAATTATTGTTTCATTAATGTTAACTGAGTTTTTACCTGAGTTATCGTAGATAATAGTTGAGGTCCTGCCGCAGTAAGACTCGCTACTGGGACTGGTCCTGCGGTTGCTGCGGTTATCGCAGGTGCTAATTGTAATAATGCATCGGTGATTGATTCCAACTGACTGAAGATAGTATCCATATCAGCTTTCCAATTTGGAGTGGATACATTAACTGACTTCTTACCACTAATCAAAATTGAGTCTGATTTAGAATTAATCACAACCCTATCTGAGTTCAATATGATTTGTGGGTTCTTATATGTACCAGTTGGTATAACTCCTAATGTAAAGTTGTTAGAGGATTTCAAACCAATCTTTTGTTTAGAACCTAACCATATTGAAGAGTCATCTTCATTGATATCTTCTATTACAAATTTATTATAACCATTTGAAGTTCCAGCCCCATTACGAATTATAGTGATTGGCGAGTCCGTTGTGGTTGAGGTCCAAGATGGTTTTACTGATACTGCACTAACTGAGTCATTGTTACCTGAGGTATTTGATGGAGTATATCCAAACCGAATCGATTGGCCAAACCTGCCCTCGTGAATTATGTCTCCTAAAAATGGTTGTAGTTGGGATACATCTTGTGATTCTTGAAATCCAGGACCAAAATCAACCTTAGAGTCGGTTGAAGATTGTGCAGGAATACCATTACTCACGGATGACAATCCACCACCAATAACACCACTTACTACTTTGGTTAAATTGGGTAGTGCGTTGTGGTTTATATTTTTCTGAAGAGAAACTATTGATGTGTAATAGTGTCGAGTAGATGCGTTGTTACCAGATGCGTCGTCGGAGTTTCCACTTACAATATATACACTTTCCCCAATTATTGGTATATGTCTATTATTTGTATTTAATGGAAAACACCTAAGTTGACCTGCAGTACTACCCTTTTCAATTGCTATAATACTACCAACCGTGTCGTTAGATTTATCGTCTAACGTTACTCCAATTACTGATGCTAATCTCATTCACCATCTCCATCTTCTTTAGGTAGGTC